GCATATACAGGGCCAGCAGAAGTTTTAGGAGATGGCTCTACTCCTATTGCGATGATTGGTAAAAGTGGAATTTCCATAACAGGAGGAACAGCCATAGTTGCCTTCACAAAACCTGGAGGAGTTTTGGTTGAATCTGAAGTTAATACTATTACTATTGATAATAGAACTAGTTGGATTGTTTTTAATGGTGTAGGAGGATTAATTAGCAGAAGCGGTTCCAATATGGAGGTTTCTAGAACCAGCAACGGAACTTACACTATAACTCATAGTGCTGTGGGCGGAACTAGCGCGGGAATTTTAACATCTTTTAGCGGCAGAGTGAGCGGAAGTATAGTAACCACACCTCAAATTTTGGCTAGGAATACTGGAATAACTGGTGTGCAGATTATTACAAGATCAGGAACTGTTGCTACAGATTTTGATGATTTAATCACAGTTCAAATAATGGGATAATATGTTTGATACAAAACTACAAGAGTATATTGAAAATCAAAACAAAGCCTATTATTTTCATTCAGAAAAAAATACCAATTGTAAAATTAATGATTTGAGTGAACAACTAGAAAAAAAAATACAAAAATTCAGCGAACAAATAAAAGAAGAAATAAAAGAATCAGTAATATTTTCCAAACAACACACAGATAATCTTTATAAAAATGTAGAATCTTTTATACCAAACATAAGCGACGATTTTTTTATTGGTTCTATTATATCAGTATCAGTAGTTTGTTCACAAGAAGAAGCAGATATTCCATATCTTAATAATGGAATTAAAGTTAATAGTATACTAAACAATATTTACATGTACGAAAAAGAAAATGTTCAAAACCAAATTTTTTATTGGTTTTTTGGTAAAGAAAATAATGATTGTTCATATGTAAAATTGCCTGGTGTTTGGAAATTTAGAGGAATTTGTGGTGGATTTAGTAATGAAGTAGTTGGGTTCAAATACTATCTTGCACAAAGGGTAAAGTAATGGCAGTAAGTATCAATCACGATATGGATCAAGGCTCAAATTTTGCGTTTAGCATTTCTGCTAAAGATAGTTCGGGTAATCCTGTCAGTTTGTCTGGCAGCACAGCCTATTGTCAGATGCGTAAATATTACACCTCAGAAACTGCCATATCCCTAACAACTTCTCTTACGGGAGGAACAGGAAACATTATAGTTTCTTTGGGCCCTACAGGAACTGCCGCTGTAAAACCTGGTGTTTACTTTTACGATGTGGAATTGCATTCCGCAAACGGAACGCAAGTTCAGCGTCTTGTTCAAGGAATGATTACTGTTTATCCTGAAGTAACCAGAATCTAATGTGCTTTCCTGATATTAGTGTTGTAGTTGTTGGAGGGACTTCTACAGGCCCTGTGTCTTCAGTAAACATTTCTCCAGGAACTGTGTCTTCAGTTTCTGTTTCTACTGGTCTTCCTAATCCAGTTTCATCGGTTGGTATTTCATCTTCTGGGTTGGCTACTCCAATTTCAATGGAGCAAGCCGCGTTGTATGTTGGGGCTCAGGGGTCACAAGGAGTTCCAGGTGCTACAGGTCCTCAAGGAGCAACTGGCCCTAAAGGAGATAAAGGAGATAAAGGAGATACTGGAGAGAGAGGTGCTACAGGGCCCGCTGGTTCTGGTGAAGGAGGAGTAGGTGCTACAGGAGCAACTGGCCCTCAAGGTGTTCAAGGAGTTACAGGAGCAACTGGCCCTCAAGGTGTTCCAGGAGAACAAGGAATTCCTGGTGCTACAGGCTCTCAAGGTGTCACAGGATCGACTGGTGCTACAGGCTCTCAAGGTGTCACAGGAGCAATAGGATTCCGATATCTATACACTTCTTCAGGAACAGGACAAAGTGCAAACGGTGGGGTTAATTTTGGAGCAGGGTATATGTCTGGCAATTATGGAGTAGCAATACCCCACGGCGAATCAAATACTCTATTTCTTCCTGCAACAGATTACAGTAATTCAGATCGTTCAAATGTTTATGAATTTTTTGATTCTCTGCCTGGAACAGGAATTGCTGGATATCAAGGACATCTATATGTGCAAAGTATGCAACGAGATTTGATATCGGTTTATAGAATTGGAAGTATTAGTAGAATAGGCCCCTATAGTGGTGCAACAGCATGCTATGTGTTTAATTGGAGTTCTGGACAAGAAGGATCTGCAACAGGTTCAGTGGCAGATGGAGTATTTGGAGAAGGCGAATTATTTGCAGTGTATTATGTTCCTGGTGGTCAACAAGGAGCACAGGGAGCAAAAGGCAGCGATGCAACAATAACAACTTTAGATGGCGGATTGCTCAATATAGCAATACCGTAAACTTTTATGCCTGAAATTCAAATATCATTAAAGAAAGCAACACAAGATCCAACATCCGCATCGGGGTTAACCCTTGCGGAACCAGTATTCAATTCATCAAATAATACTTTTTGGATGGGCAAAGGAACAGGAAGTGCTCCAATATGGATTGGTGCAGGAATATCCGCATCAAGTGGTGTTATTGCTTCAGGCAGTCAATATTTAATTCCTACAGGAAGTGCGATAAAAGATTATATAAATCTAAATCTAGTTACAAGTGTTAACGGGCAAACGGGTTCTGTAACAATTCCTCAAGGTTCAACTGGCCCTCAAGGCGTTCAAGGCAACACAGGTGCTACAGGAGCAACTGGCCCTCAAGGTGTTCAAGGAGTTACAGGAGCAACTGGCCCTCAAGGTGTTCAAGGAGTTACAGGAGCAACTGGCCCTCAAGGTGTTCAAGGAGTTACTGGTGCTACAGGAGCAACTGGCCCTCAAGGCGTTCAAGGCAACACAGGTGCTACAGGAGCAACTGGCCCTCAAGGAGAAATTGGCCCTCAAGGCGTTCAAGGCAACACAGGTGCTACAGGAGCAACTGGCCCTCAAGGAGAAATTGGCCCTCAAGGCATTCAGGGTGAAAGTTTTTACTTTAGAGGCCCTTATGGTGGTTCGGAGATTGTTTATAATCTCAATGATGTAGTTACATTCAATGGCAATTCTTATATTTGTTTAACTAATAGTCTTACTGGCTCTCAACCAGATTCTTTAGTGGGTTGGGATGTATTTGTAGAAAAGGGTTCAACTGGCCCAACAGGAGATACGGGAGCAACTGGCCCTCAAGGAGAAACTGGCCCTCAAGGAGCAACTGGCCCTCAAGGAGCAACTGGTGCTCAAGGCATTCAAGGAGTTACAGGACCTCAAGGAAATACAGGAGCAGCAGGTCAAGCCGCAGACCTCGGATTTGTGATTGCGATGGCAATAGCCCTATAAATATGCAGGAGAACCTATGAAGAAACTACTAGGACAAGACGCATCAGGCACATACGCCTTCAATCCAACTGCAAAGACAGTCACCTTTTCAGGTCTGTCTCAGCAGATTACATTGGCTAACATTCTTTTGATTACCAATGTAACCGCCAACACTATTATCTACAATTTTGCTAGTTCATCCACAGGAGCAGTAAGTTTTGCCAACAATGTGCTGACTCTAGACTACGACACCACATCCATGAGTTCCACAGATGTTCTGCAAATCTACCTTGACCTTGCAGGCGAAGAGTCACTACACGATCTCCTTCGCCGCATGAACAAACTGCTGGAAAGCAATGCTGTTGTTGATTCTCGTTTGCGCCAAAAGGTCGTAATAGAAGCAATCGGAACTAACTTGGCAGCACCAACCGAAGTTAACGCAACTGTTCCTGTTTCAGGCTCAGTTACCGTTTCAGGAACAGTTACCGCAACAGTCAGCAATAACTCAGCGGCTCAACTTGTTCCAACACAAGCGGGCAATCCATATTCATTGTCGTCTTCAGCCACGGGATTAATCATGGAAGGTCCCGTTCATCAATTATGGCGTGTAGCCAATGACGCTCAAGCCTGCTACGCTCAAGCAATTCGGTCTAAACTCTCATTCACATAATAGGAATACACAATGCCAGTAACCAATCTACTAAAGACACAAGTTGACCAACCCGTATTTGAATGGATGCGTTTTGCTCCCACAGCAACCGCAACACTATCGGCTTTAGCAGGATCAGACGATCTTGGTGGTCGTTATTTTTATTACATAGTTGCACAAGCCCTATGGCGTTATGATACTTATTCGGATTCATGGCAGGAACTTGCTCCACCCAATACAGCACCAGCAACAGTTCTTGCAATGAAATATTCTAAGAATTCTGGTTATCGTGGTCACACCATTTCTGCAACTTCAAACACCATAACTGTTGCAGGATTTAGTCGTCACGCTCACATTCCTGGCGGAATTAAAATTCGCATCATTGCAGGCACAGGTGCAGGACAAGAGAGAACTATTACAGAAGTTGCTGACGCGGTAATTGCGGATTATGGTATCGCTACCACAGCAACCACTTCAACGATTGGTGATTCTACTAAGCGTTGGCGTGTAAATCAATGGGACGGGTATCAGTGTCGTCTAACTTACAGCACAGGTCAAAGTCAGATTCGTAGAATTCTTTATAACGACACAACAACCTTAACTTTTTCAGATGCAAACTTTCAAGCCATTGATTCGTTTAACAACACAGGCTTTTCAATTGTGTCTCCGTATGCTGCTCCTGTAACTACAGCAGGTTCACAAACTCATTTTGTAATTGAGTCTGCACAATTAACTGTAGATACTCCTTGGACGGTTACACCAGATCAGTCTTCAATTTATCTGATTGTTTCTGGCGGATTGTGGCTACTATCATCTTCCGCATCATCTCCTTGGACAACATGGCAGTTTTACGATATTTTATCAGATACTTGGCAAAATAAAACTCCAACTAGCGGTCATTTAGGTGCGGCTCTAGCAACAGATGTCTCTATTGACAAAATAGGAGAATTTGCAGGAGCAAGCATTTCAGGAAATACTGCCACTGCATCAACAATTAAAACTTTAGTTGATAGTGGCGCAACAATGGCATATGATCGTTGGGCAAACTATCAGTTGCGTATTGTTTCGGGCCCTGGCATAGGACAACGCCGCCGAATTGTTGGTAATACCGATACCACATTTCATATAGATCATAATTGGGATGTGGCTCCAAGTGCAACATCTCAGTATTCAGTATTTCCTAATACAGATATGATTTGGATGATAGGCAACGGTTCTTCACAACTACACGGATATTCTGTTGAGAGAGATCTGTGGTTTAATGGTCATATGAGTGATTACGGTATTTCAAGAAACATTTCTATTACTCCTGTATCAACAACGGGATATTTTCCGCCACACGAAGGATACGCTGCCACAAACATTATTTTCAACGGAACTGGAGTGCTTGCGGTAACTGTTCTGCAAGGTGGAACTGGATTTACCGCAGGAGAACTATTGAATCTTATTACCACAGGTTCGGGTGCTCAGGTTTGGGTTACAAGTGTTACAGGGCCTCAAGGAGCAATCAATACCATTGAACTGGCTGCTTGCGGAACAGGATACACATCAACCGTATCCACATCAATCCTTAACGGTGGCTCGGGGACAGGAGCATCAGTTAATGTGGTTTCTGTGGGTAAGAATGCTCTGATAAATGTGGCAACCAACCACGATTTTCGTGGCCCATCAAGTGGAATCCCTATGGAATATGTCAGCATCACAGGCTGCTCTGCTGGTGTGGATTCCTCGTTCAATAATACCTTTGGTGTTATTGGTGTTCAATCGTTAACTGGCTTTTATATTGCTTGTCCAAACGCTGCGGCATCGCCAACAGGAACTACATTCCATAACACTTTACTCATGGTTGATTCTGCACAAAACTGGACAACCAATGAACATGTTGGAAAACTTTTGATGCTTCAAACAGGCGGAACTGCTTCGCCAACACTTCAAGTTCGTAGAATTATTTCCAACACTCAAAACGCTCTAGGATTAACAGGTGCAATAACCGCACCTACTAACGGAACAAGTCGTTACATTATTCAAGAGCCTCGTGCTTTTGGTGCAATGCTTGTGAACAAGCGGTCAGGTAAGGAACCAACAGGTTGGGCAACATCTGCCACATCAACTACCCTTGTAGACACATCAAAGGACTGGCTCCCAAATCAATGGGTAAACTGTCGTGTAAGAATTACTTGCGGAACAGGTGCAGGGGGTGAAGCAGTTGTTATCACAAACACACGAACCACACTTACTGTGGCATCTTGGCCCAATGGAACACCAGATGCAACATCCGAGTATGATATTGGAGACTCGTATGGATTTGTTACAACCGCAGGAACCGGAGTAGCAACCATTACCGATGCCAACAAAAATTGGCCAACAAACTCCTTGGCAGGCAAGCGTATTCGCTTTATTGGTGGAACAAATATTGCTAACGAATATTCAATCGTATCTAATACTGCAACGGTTATAACTATAGGCTCTTCTATTACAACAGACACTTCTTCAATTTATGTGATTTATGAGCCACCTATTCGTTCCACAGGAACCAATTTAACTTGGCTGTTTGGTTTAACAGACACAGAGAAGCAAGGTAAATTCTTGATTTCTCCTCGTGGTGGTGGTTCTAACATCTTTGATCTGTATGACATCACACAAAATAGATGGGACATCACACCGTTCTTCTCTCCCATGTCAACAACTGTAACCACAGGTTCCATGTATACCTATGATGGTGGAGATAATTATTACTTCACGAAAGATGCAACAGGTCGTGTCTATCAATTAAACATGAATACATTTGCGGTTAACGCAGCCGCAACGACTCCGTATGCACACAGCACCGCTATTCTTGGAAATCGTATGGAAATTGTGGAAACCGTAGACGGATTGAAGTATCTGTATATCATGCGTCATACAGGTCAGGAAATGTGGAGAACTCTCAAGTTCTGGTAATAGTATGTTGTGTTCCGTAGGCGGCTAGCCAAACTGCATCCACAACATCACTTACCGGATTGCCTATCTTACCTTCTCGTCCTGCTAAACGGGCTTGCATATCTACACCGAAACGCTGCTGAAATGCCGCATGCATTTTTTCTTTATCGGCATTTCCTTTGCCTGTTGCCCATTTTTTAAGAACGGTTGGGCCCACCACCGAGAACGGTATTTTAAGATTCCACAGTTTCCATTTTAATAATCCAGCGTTCTCTCCGATATGGAAAACACGCCCTTTGGCTCCAAGAGCATAGTCCTCTATCATTACTTGGTCGGACGCACCAGCGAGGCTTATAGCCCATTCTGAGAGCCCCTGATAGCGTTCCTCAGGTGTCGTCCAAGCAGGATATTCCCATCCTTTTATTAAAAAGTTACCAAATTTAAAATCACCTAGAAACTTTTTAGTCGAAGTAAGATAATGGGCTTGGTAGGATAGCCCGCCGTCTGTGGTTACAGCAACACACGGCGAGCATAACGAATAGTCAATTCCTACAATTTTCACCCCATTATTTATGGGGGTCAGTTTGCCACGAGGTCTACGATTTCGCATGAGTTAGCCGAGCAAGCGTAGGTTTGAGTGCCTGCGGTATTATCTTCCTTTTCATACTTGCTCAACTCAGTCCAATCCACATCCTTAGGCATACGCAACACAAAGGCTTCGTATTCCTCCTTGGTGCAGTCCTGATATGGAGCCTGCTTGTAGGAGTGATCCGAGTGCGGCAGGAACGAGATGCCTGATACTGAATCCAAGTGCTTATAGACCCATGCACCAACCTCTACCCATTCGTGTTCCTTGACGGTAACGGTGATACTTGGCTTGTGTTCGCACCAATGATTCTGATAGGTGAGCCACAGATCAAGATGCTCAACAGCAGTCATATCGTTTCGTGTGATGCAGCCCTTGGGTGACTTCATCGGAAACGAGAACACCATGACCGAATCGGGCTTCATGGCACACGGCTCTGCGGGGAAGCCCTTGTCCAACATGAATTGACACAGCGGGTCTTTGCGATCTGCACGAACGGTGCGAATGTAATACGGATTGTGACGAGCGTGAATGCCTGAAGCAGCATCCGTCAACTGCGATACGGTTCCGCTTGGCTTCACACAACTAATCGCTGCGGCAGGAGAAATCTTAAGTTTGTTTGCCCACTTTGCGTTTGTTTCTACAGCATGTTCACGAAGATCGTTAAGCATATTGTGTAGACCTTCACGATTATCTCGCATGATTGGGTTATCCAAGATACCTGTGAGAGACACACCAAGCAGGGCTTCTTCGGTGCAGTTCTTGCGCCACTCGCTTGACAGATAACGGAAGTCTACAAGACTAGCCTGCCATGTGCCAAGAATTGCGGCAAGACGAACCTTACGCTTCAGAGTTTCTTCCGTATCTTCTCTGCGAACCACAACCTCGCTGAGATTGCAGAACTCACGATCACGAAGAATAATCTCGGAGCAAGGATTAGTTCCGAACTCATGGTTTGGATCACGACGATCACCCAACTTCGCAACAGTTCGCTTGGCAGCATCACGATTAAAGATGCCACGCTCGCCTGACTTAGAGTTGTAAAGTGATAGCCATTCTTCCATGAATGTTCCAACTTCAGGACGCTCTTTATAGACAGCAGAGTTGTTAGCCAAGGCTCGCTGTGCGTTGGCTTCCCACCATGCACCCGTCTTGGCTCCACGCATACGCTCATCGTTCAGATCAGATAGAGAAATGAGAGCAGAACGACGAACGCCACCAACCACAACAATCTCAGCAATCTTGCAAACGATATCGTGAACCTCAATAGAAGTCAACTTGCGTCCCGCTGCCTTCTTGAAAGTGTCAACACAGAAACGGAACAGGTCTTCAAGTGGTCTTGGGCCAGATGCTCTACCACCGAAAGTCTTTAGTCTTGCGCCAGCACCACGAACCTTTGAAGTATCCCACTTTGGAATCTGACCGCCAACAAGCAGCGACATTAGTTCCTTGTATGCCTTTGCCCAACCAATCTTGCTGTCCTCAACAACAATTACAGTATCGCTATCGCTGAACTCTTCTGCAATGGTTGGCAACTTGTTTACAAACTGCTGCTCAACAGAGAAGCCCACGCCCGTACCGCACATGAGGATATACAGGATTTCATCAAACGCACGAAGACGATTGAGTGCAACGAACGCACAGTTGTAGCCCGCAACATGGTCACGCTCAAGTGCTTCGCCTGCTGTCATCAAGGCTCGCATGGAAGGCATCACTTCAAGATTTAGAACAGCGGTTTCTAGTTCGCTGCGTGTTGCTTTATCCACCTTGTATCCACACTTGGTTTCAAGATGCTTCTCAAAGAAATTAAAATAACGAGCAACAGTTTCTTCCCATGTTTCTCTGCGATTCTTTTCGGGCATCCATCTTGAATACCTCGAAAGATGAATGAAAGATTGGTAGGCCGTGGGCAATCCGTTGAAGTCACTCATTGTATTTCTCCTAGTTATAGTGTTCCTGTATGTAGGAACCACAAGACTAATTTAGCACATCTCTCCCATTAAATCCACAATAGACTGTGGATTTTGTTTGTGTGCATTAACATTTTTTGCGTTCACATTCACAACATCAAGTTTAAATTCTGGCATGCTTGCAAGTAAAGTATATTTCCCGTCTTTGCCTTGCTGTTTCCACTGTAAATCAGAATGCTTTGGATAAGCAATGCTCCAATTTACTGTGGAATTTTTTAATTCTTTCTTTGCGGTTTTGTTGAGAGGCATAATATACCGAAATTGTTTACCTTTAATTCGGCGTATGCCTTTGCTGTGCATAAAGTCTGGAGTCAACCAAAACACTTTAGATTTTCCTAACAATTTTGCATTTTCTTCGCACAGAGATTTGCTTGTTCTTGGATGAATTTTTTCTCCGTCTGCTCCGATGTAAACATCCGTCCAAATAAACCCACCGTATAAGAAATTTGCAGACTGATACACATATCCAGGCTTTCCCACAATTCCGTCTGCCCAAGTATACAAAAACTTTTTGTCGGGCGTATTCTTTCTCATCCAGCCAATAACAGCGGAAAGCATTTGAGATTCCGAATTTCTTGGCATGTCAGGAGACATACACATCTTACCAATTTCGTAATAATCGGCTGAAGTGCAGTTTGGAAATAGTTTTTTAATTGTGTGAAGTGGCTGAGTTCCCCATCCTAAAGTTAGAACTCCCACAAGTTTGCCGTCTGTGTGTACACCAAGATAATGCTTGGTTAAACGCGGCATCACTTTAGAGTAGTGATGGGTTTGAACAAACACTACCGCTGAAGATTTTGATATTTCAAAAATGGTAAAATTGTATTTCATACAAATAAAAACTCACAAGGGAGTTCCTTAGTATAGCATGAATTTTTCGTGTGTCAATCAATCCCAACGAACATTTTGAACTGCATCACAAGCAGCAGCACGGGTGGATTCCTGCCCGTCCCAAATTACAGCAAGAATTTCTGCTTCTTTCTGATTTGAAATAGTCCGAATGCTTTCTATATGTGCTCGGATTGCATTTGCTTCGGCATCAGACAGCAATCCTAGAGCAGCGTTTCGTTGCTTGTATTCAGGAGCACCTTCTAAAATTAAATCTTTGGCACGATTACGAATGGTTTGAAGTTGATTATTTAAACAAAAATCAAATACTCTTTCGTCTATTGTGTAAGACTGTCCTGTTTCTTCATCATATATTACTTCTTTAATGAAAGTCATTGTTGATCCTTTCTATCAGAGTGCCTGCCATTGAAATGTTGGAAGAATATAAGTGTTTGGATTAAATTCCTGCCAAGCAAAAGTTACTCCTGCTGCACTAATTGAACTAGGTGCTGTAAATCCAGAAGTATCTACTATTGGATTATAGAATCTGTAACCGCTTGTGTGATCTGGCGAACCCATAGGGTGCATATAATTTTTATGAGAGGCGTAAATAGTTGGAGTGCTGCTATAAGTTACAGCAATCCAAAATGCACCAGCGGGAACAGTAACTAAACCACTAGAATTAGTTACTGTATTATAAGAATAACCAGAAGCAATGGCTGTTGAAGCAGACACATAAAGACGAGTATTTGGATAGCCTGTATTAGTGTCTGCTGACCAAACAGAAAAATAGCAGTTTCCTGTTGTAACAGTATTTTCACAAGTAAATCTGATAGATTTTATGGTTGTTGATTTTGCCATCATAAAAGGGGCAAAATATGTGCGGTTTGCACGCGGAAGAAATCCAGAGGTATCCAAATAGGTAATATTATATGGAAGATGCCACTGTGAACGGTCTGCTCTTTGTGTGGTTACTCCGTCTGGATAAGTTATTGCACGAATTGTAGACGAACCAGTAACACCAATTGGAAATACTGCTGCACCAACTGCTCCTGTGTTTCCGTTCACAGAACTTACCACATTAGTGAAAGTTTGTCCGTTGAGTGATATTGTTCCGCTGAATGTGGCACCAGCCGCAGAAATACCACCAGCAAAAGTTTGAAGTGCTGTATACGATTGTTGAGCGTTTGGCTTAATGGTTGCGTCTTCCAAAATAATAGCAGTAGCAGTAACACCTGCTGCCAAGCCGAATGTTGCGTTGAATGGTACTGTGATATCTGGCATTTTATCTCCTAGTCATTACCCGTTTGATTGAGCACGCACGGTGGTTGTGAATACGGTGTCGTTGGCGGAAAGAGGAGTGGCACGAATCAACAAGTCTTTTGGCGAACCACTCAAGGTTGTGCTGTAAGACGAAACGGGGCCAGTTGCTCCTGTGCGAATCAAACCGTATTGCGTGTTTACAGTATCGGTTCCGTTCTGCACTATCAACATCTTTAGCATTTCTGTTTTGTTGGCTACTGTATCCCGTGCAGAAATTGTGACTTCAAACGCGGGATAGTACATTACTGGGGGGATTTCTCCGTCATCATAAACACTAGGAACTGTAGCAATAGTTTGGTTGGCTGTGGTAGCCGTTGTGGTGGCTCGGAAAGTCTCACAATACGAATAGGAGTCTGCAAACGATGGAGCCGATACTTGATTAAGGAAACCGCCGAAGTTGTTTATACCACCCACACCCGCACTTAGTGTGATTGTTCCAGTAGAGTCATCAACTGATATATAAGTGCTATTACCATTTCCGGGTTCATCTCCAATTGTGGTTATGGTATTTGCATCATAATTTATTTGAAGAGCACTACCCAGTGTTCTTGGGAATATGCTATCGGTTAAAACTTGATTTGCGCGAACATCCGCTGCCGATAATCCTGTGGTGAATGTTACTAAATTTGCACCTGCGAATGTTGCACCACCCGACACATAAAAATTATTGGCTGTAATTCCCGAGGTGAAAGCACTTATAGCAGCAAAAGTTGCACCATTACTTACCCATAGATTGCTTGTCGTTAATCCTGCGTTGAAAGAAGAACGAGAAGCAAAAGTTGCACCATTTGTAATCCAAATATCGTCTGCACTTAATCCGCTTCGGAAATCCGCATTACCAACAAAGGTTGCACCAGAACCAATCCAAAGATTGTTTGCGGTTATTCCAGTTGTGAATGCTGCGGTTGAAGAGAATGTTGCACCATTAGTTACCCACAGATTGTTTGAGGTAATACCACCATTGAATGCGCCGAGACCTGTATGAACTGAAGTTCCTGCAAATGTAACTCCATTAGTTACCCATAGGTTATCTGTTGTTAATCCTGAGGGGAATGATGGTCTTGAAGCAAAAGTTGCGCCTGTAGACACATACAGAGCGTTTGCGGTAATTCCTGCGGTGAAAGTCTGAAGTGATGAGAAAGTTTGTGCAGCATTAACAACTGCTAAAGTTCCGCTTAAATTTGGGCAAGTTAGAGTTCGGCTTGCAGATAGTGCTGTTGATGGATCTATGGTTACATCAAAAGTTGCAGCATCATTATCATTTCCTTGGAGGGCAAGTTTTCCTCTTTGTGCTCCAAATGTTGACCAAACTCCTGTTCCATAACCAGTTGTAACTCGCAATACTCCTGTGCCAGAGGCTACACTAACATTACCTCCCGTGGCGTTTATCGTAATAGAATTGGAGTTTGTGGCGCGAGTTCTTAAAATAAGAGCGGTTGTGTTTGCGGCAGGTTGGGCCACTTGAATTGCATTGTTTACGGTTATAGTAGAACCTGAAGACAATCCGCTAGAGAATGTTGCAAGAGAAGCAAAGGTTGCACCACCAGAGACATATAGATTATCAGAAGACAATCCTGCGGAGAATGAACTTCTAGCCGCAAAGGTTGCACCGTTTGTAACCCACAGATGACTTGCAGTAATTCCTTCCGTCATGGTCTGCAAGCCGGTGAAGGTGTTAGAGCCAGTTACGGCTACGCTTACGATTGCTCCTGTTGCGCCGTTCACGGAAGAAACATAATTTGACGGCATCGGTCCTGTAGCACCCGTTGGCCCGAGTTGCGTATACATGACCTGTTGTGCTGTAAGAATTACTGATGGAATTGCCGGTCTAGTTGGACTACTGCCTGATGGATCTGTAATAAGTTCTAAACGAGTATCAGATGTTCGCCACATTAATTCAACATAATCATTAGCATTAACTTGAAGCATGTAGTTCCAAGCAGCAACAGTTTTGGCTGCTGCTGCACCACCAGAAACAGTTACTACGGTATTACTGTCTGAAATATCTGTTCCATTTTTACGGAACCATATCTCAATAGTATCTGTGCCAGATCCAGAAACTCTATCTGCCTGTGCAGAAAACTGAATGTTGTATACACCCGGATAACTAAATGTAATTTGTGAATTAGAAACAATGCTTACACCATTAGAATTTGGGTCTGTATTGTTGTAAGTAATTGGATAAGCACCTGTTGTGCTTGCTGCTAATTGGTCTTGCGTTGACCAAAAACTACCCCAATAACCTAAAGCACCACCTGCCCCTGTTGCTCCTGTTACACCTTGAACACCTGTTGCTCCTTGAGGGCCAGTTGCTCCTGTTACACCTTGAACACCTGTTGCTCCTTGAGGGCCAGTTGCTCCTGTTGGACCTGTTCCACCACCAGTAGAAACAGAATCCCAAGCGTAACCATTCCAAATCCAGGTATTACCTGAAAATGAGTATGTGGTTTCGTTGGCAGTTAATCCTGTTGATGGAAAATTTAAGGGCATTATCTAAATCTTATTGCGGTGAAATATTGATAGAATTATTTAGGTGACTGATGCTTATGATTATTTACACATCTGTTGAACCAACAAACTCACCATTCGGAATGGACTTTGTAAAGGTATATGCAGATTTTACCTCATTCATTCCCGCAGCATCAATGACAGCAGGTGCAAACCACAGGTCAAAATCAAACACAGTGATGGTTCTTTCATCAAGAGGAATTTTATTGTCTAATCTGGCTTGTTCGGAAACATATCCATCCAAAATAATCGTACCTGTCTTGGCGGTATGATTCAAGGTAAGGGAACGAATCTTCCAATATTGCGAATAGGTTCCCGTTGGGTGCTGTATGATTTGCTGTAGTGCCATTAGGTTGACTCCAATACCGATACGATGATGTCTAATCCTGCGGTTGCGCCCTGAGTGGCTTTCAAGTTATCTCCCGTTGTGAGCGGAATGGGAGTATCCAATGCCTGATAGGTGGACTGAATGGGAACCGCAGCACCACGCACAATGTAGTAGCCTGTTGCACCCTTAAAAAGTTGCACGGACACGGAATTGGCTACAGTTGTATTGCTGTTAGCAATATGAATGCCGTTCACGATTGCGGTTCCTGTGATTCCCGCATAGATCGTCACGGCTCCTGTTGCTCCCGTGATGGATGTGGCGTAATTTGTGTAAATGTCTGGCATACGATGTTCCTTCTATGGTATTTATAGTCCGTAACGACCCCTTAGAGCGTTGTAGTTTTGTGAGACTTCTGCTGCTGATAAAACCCTATTGTAAACTGTAACTTGTGAAATATTTCCACCAAAATTCTGACTCTGGCTTGGAACACCACCATCTCCTATTGCAAGTGCTACATTTTGGCTACTATTTTTGACTGTTGTTGTAAGAACAGGACTACCATCAATATAAATTATTGCATTATTTGAAGGAGTTCCAATAGTTTCATTAAAACTCATGGCAACATATTTCCAAGTATTATTTCCTACAGTAACTCCTGTGCTTCTCTCAGCACCATTACCCCAATCATATGATACTAACAAATTATCCCTAACAAATAAACTCCAAGCAAATTGCTTTACAATTATTCCATTATATCCAGAATTACTATTAGTTGCATTAATCCAAGCAGCAATAGTTCCAACTGTAATTTGAAGACTTGCTGCATTTCCACAAGTAACTACATCGTTAGTACCATCAAAAACAATAGACCCACCATTTGCACTACTATAAGTTGGTCCATTTGTAAGTGTTCCTGTATTGCTGTTACCACTCAAATCAGTCCAAACAGTTCCTGTGCCAGGATAACTTAAAACATTTCCTGCATCAAGATGTAGAACTAACCCTGATTCTACAATAATTGGGTTGTTTCCAAACTCTCCCAAATCTCTCTCTATGTAATGCTTCAGACTAGGAATAGTTCCTGCCTTTGTGCGGCGTTGATCTGTGGTTCCGCAGTATCCTGAATTCAAACCAAACTTGCGATTCGGAACAAGCAAGTTCTGCTTTGCCCATATGTTGCTCTTTTGTATTCCTGTTTCTTGACGCACACCCACCCAAGCAGAACCATCCCAACGCCACACCTTTCCTTCGTAGGTGTATTCTTGGTTTACTGACGGAGATGTTGGAAATTGTATGGGCATGGGGGGGTTATACTGTTGGTGCTGCGTTTAGATACGGATGACCCACAGGAAGACTGCCTTGCAATCCCCACTTCCATGCAAGATAGCCTTCAATGAGTTGTCGGGTTGTGGTATTTGTAGATTGCACCATTATGACCTCTGCAATTACTATGTTGGATGCTCTACTGACAGTATATTGTCTTGCTAATGAATAACCAACATTGGTGTTGTCTGGTGTTGCAATAGTGTTAGTGGTGCTTTCCAAGGTTCCGTTTCTCCACACTCCCCATCCTGTGGTATTGCTTTGAAATGCCATTATGTTACCAACATTATTGGAATATGCAGTTCCGCTACTCAAATCATAACTTGCTGATGCAGCCCCACCAAAATATGGATAGCAAGCACCAAAATTGTTACTGTTTTTTACATAGTGTAAGGCTCCACGATCTGTTCCTTGTCCTGCTGAAGCCAAAACGCCTATTGATGGTCTATAGGTATCACTACCAGTTCCTGCTCCACTTCTTGACCATACCCAATACACTCCGTGTGTTTGATTTTGCATTGCTGTGGTGGAAATATCCATAACATCGTTGGAACCATCAAACAAAACTCCCGGCAACGAACCGGGAAAGGCGGTTGCAGAGTATGCTGGTTGATTTGCTGATGTTGCTTGCACAGCATTTACTCCACCACCTTTTCTATCAGCCCATGTGGAAACACCAGTAGAAATTGTGAGGGTTGAAGATTGTGCAGCATCCAACCAAAAAACAGTAGAAATATCGGCAGGTGTCCAAGTAGAACTAAACAGCCCCAAATCTCTCTCCATGTAATGCTTCAGAATAGGAATAGTTCCTGCCTTTGTACGGCGTTGATCTGTGTTGCCACAGTATCCTGAATTGAGTCGCCATCTTCTCATCCGAAAAACCATCCTCTCGCTAGTGGACTATATGATAAACTTCCAGCCGGTCCTGTAGCACCTGTAGCACCAGTTGGTCCAGCCGGTCCTTGAGGTCCAGTTGCTCCTGTAGGACCAATAACATTTCCAGTATTTATTACACTAGAATCTGTTAATGTTAATACTAAATCACCATCAGTATCAATTAAAGCACCAGATATACCTGTTCCTGTAGCACCTGTAGCACCAGTTGGTCCAGCCGGTCCTTGAGATCCTGTAACACCTGTAGCACCAGTTGCTCCTGTAGGACCAATAACATTTCCAGTATTTATTACACTAGAATCTGTTAATGTTAATACTAAATCACCATCAGTATCAATTAAAGCACCAGATATACCTGTTCCTGTAGCACCAGTTGCTCCTGTTGGTCCAGCCGGTCCTTGAGATCCTGTAGCACCAGTTGCTCCTGTTGGTCCAGCCGGTCCTGTAGCACCTGTAGCACCATTTGCACCAGCAACCCCTGCCGCACCTGTCGCTCCTTGAGGACCAAATGGTTCAACCCAATACGAAGACGATCCATCTGTGATGTAAATAAACACATTTCCGCTGCTTGTGTTGAACCACATATCACCGTATGTGGCTCCTGTTGGTGCGGTTGCAGAAGAAGTAAATGCTATTGCGCCTGTTGTTCCCTGTGGTCCTGTTGCACCCGTGTTGCCTTGAGGACCAGTTGCTCCTGTAGCACCAGTAGGACCAATAACATTTCCAGCATTAATAACACTAGAATTGGATAAAGTAATTTTTAAATCACCATTTGTATCTATAGATGCATTTGTTACACTAATTCCAATTGGTCCTTGAGAACCAGTAGCACCAGGTGATCCTGTTATATCACCTAAATTTTCAGTAGTATTATCAGTATATGTAAAAACTAATTCACCATTTGTGTTTATTACTGCATTTGAAATACCAACACCGGCATCTCCTTTTTCTGCAGTTAATGCAGTAACTGTAAATTTCATAAACTCTACAGTTATGTCATGTGAAGATTCTTTATTTTGAACTATAAAGAAAACTCTATCATTAGTGTTCAAATCCAAAATGGTTTGAATAGCACCAGCAACAGGTTGTGCTGAATTTGAAGAAGAATTGATATAAATTTCAGATTCAGAAATTCTGTTCGCATCTGGATCTAATGCTGAATTTATATTTGTATTTTTTCCAATATAAAATCCACAAGTATTTTGACTACCACCATAAAAATTAAAAGTGACTATAACATGAAATCTTCCACCAGGTCCTGTATATTTTAATGAATTTGATGATGGATCTTTTATGAAATTGAATAGAGTTCCTGTTTGAATGGTTCCTGCAACAACTTTTCTTTGATTAATTGCAGTTATATCTGTTGCTGTTGTGTTGTCTTTAAGATACATCACACCAACATCATTATTACCAGGCACTCCAGAACCAGCAGGTCCTGTAGCACCTGTAGCACCTGTAGCACCAGTTGGTCCAGCAGGTCCTATAACATTACCAGCATTTATAATATTAGAATTTGATAAAGTAATTATTAAATCACCATTACTATTTACATCTGTGTTTGTAACACTAATA